CTCGACGCCGCAATTGCCCCTGCCGATATGAACGTGCCGGGCTGGAAGTTCCATCCTTTGCACGATGATTTGGAAGGGCATTTTTCGGTGTGGGTCAATGGCAACTGGCGGTTGACGTTTCGCTTCGAAGGCCCCGATGCCGTACTCGTCGATTATCAGGATTATCACTAGGAGTTTTCATGAGTCGCATGTTCAATCCACCGCACCCCGGCGCGACGCTGCGTGAGGATGTCTTGCCTGCGCTCGGGCTGACCGTCACGCAAGCAGCTCAGCAGCTCGGCGTCACGCGTTCCGCGTTGTCACGTGTGCTTAACGAGCACGCAGCCATTTCGCCCGAAATGGCACTACGCATCGAAGCTTGGTTGGGTATAGAACGTGGTGGCCGGGCTGACGTCTGGCTAGCTGGCCAAACAGCTTACGACCTTTGGCAAGCGCGCCAAAAAGCCCCCCCTCATGTCGAGCAAGCGCCACTCGAAGCATGTGCGCCGGCATAAGTCGAAGGTAATGCATCAGGCCCGCAGGCAATCTAGCGGGCCAATTTTTTAGAGGATCGCAGACCCCGCCGTCTGTCCCCATCGCGAGCACATTCACCGCTGCTCGCCTCGCACATCCATGCCCGGCAACATGCGGCTATGGATACCAACGAACTCCGCCGCCTCATCCTGAACATGATCCGCAAAGGCGTGATCATGGCGGTCGATCCCACCAGCAAACCACCCACCTGCCGCGTCTCCAGCGGCCAATTGGAAACGGATTGGTTGCCCTGGTTCGCCCTCGCAGCGGGTGAAACACGCGACTGGAATCCACCGACCAACGGCGAACAAGTGATGTTGCTCTGCCCCAGCGGCGACCCAGCCCAAGGCGTGGTATTGCGCGGCTTGTATTCAAACGCAGCGCCGGCACCCAGCGACAATCCAGCCAACCACCAGCGCAACTACCCCGATGGCGCCAGCATCAGCTATGACCACGCCACGCACGCGCTCAAAGCAGAACTGCCTGACGGCGCAAACGTGCTGATCTTAGCGCCCGGTTCCGTCACGGTACAAACCAAAACCGCCACGGTTAAATCCACCACGGTCTTGCTCGACGCCGATCAAACCACCTGCTCCGGCAATTTTCTGGTCAAAGGTGCGCTTTCCTTTGAGGGCGGTATGAGCGGTAAAGGTGGCAAGGGCAAAACCATCAAGATCGAAGGCGGCGCTGATTTCACCGAAGACGTCACAGCGGCCGGCACCAGCCTGCATGGCCACGACCATATCAGCCGAGGCAACGGCAACCCGACGGACCCACCGCGATGAGAGGCATGAGCGCCACCACCGGCCGCAGCATCACGGACCTCGACCACCTCTATCAATCGGTCGGGAAGATCCTGACGACGCCGCTCGCTTCACGTATTAAGCGACGCCCGTTCGGCTCGGCCATTCCCGGCCTGACCGATGCCCCGAACAACGGCACGAGCCGCGTGCGTCTCTATGCTGCGACCGCCTCCGCCTTAATGCGCTGGGAACCTCGGATCACGGTCACCCGCGTACAGCTCTTCATTGACGAGAACGACCACGGGCAAGCCTATCTCGACATTGAGGGCTATACATCCGAAACGGGCGCGCCCTTAGCGACTCGGGTTCCGTTGAGCAACGGCGGTACAACATGAGCGTCAGCCCCATCGACCTGTCACGTCTGCCAGTACCGGACATTGTTGAAACCATCGACTTCGAAAACCTGCTTGCAGAACGCAAAACACGCTTGGTGTCGCTCTACCCAACCGATCAGCAGGCCGATGTCGCGGCCACACTCGAACTCGAATCCGAGCCGATGACGATCCTGTTGGAAGAAAACGCTTATCGCGAAGTCGTCTTGCGGCAGCGGGTCAACGACGCCGCGCGCGCCGTCATGCTGGCCTATGCAAAGGGCACCGACCTCGACCATCTCGCGGCATTGTTCGACGTCGCGCGACTAACGCTGGTCAAAGCCGACCCCGAACACAAAATCTTGCAGGTCGAAGAAAGCGATACGGACCTACGCAAGCGCACCCAGCTCGCACCGCAAGGCTTTTCTGTCGCAGGACCGGAAGGCGCGTACATCTCGCATGCGCTTAACGCGAGCGCCCAGGTGCTCGACGTCTCAGCCACCAGCCCGGCACCGTGCGAGGTGCTGATCACCGTCCTCTCCCGTATCGGCGATGGCAGCGCCGACGATGCGTTGATCGACGCCGTCAAGGCCGTGCTTCAGGACGACGATGTACGCCCGCTCACCGACAAAGTCACGGTGCAAAGCGCGGAAATCGTTCGCTATGAAATACGCGCGACCCTGATTTTTTTCGCGGGTCCCGATGCCGAGGTGGTGCTCAACGAAGCGCAATCTCGCTGTGATGATTACGTTAGCGCTCAATAATAAGTAAGGCGAAGCATCTGATGGAAGATAAGCGTAAGGCAATACTGGACACCGCGACGGAGTTGTTCTCAGCGAACGGTTATCACGCCGTGGGAATTGACCGTATCATCGCCGACGCCGGTGTGGCCAAGATGACGATGTATCGTCACTTCCCCTCCAAGAATTGTCTGGTGGTCGAGGTGCTAAAGGTGCAAGCGAGGGTTTCTAGCGAATTCCTGAGTGAATGTGTGGCCGGCATCGACAATCCAGAGGCACAGCTCAAGGCCGTATTTCGCTGGCACGATCGATGGTTCCATACGCCATCTTTTCATGGCTGCATGTTTGCGCATGCCGCATCTGAGTTCAACGATAAAACCAACGAAATTCATCAGGTGTCGGCTGCCCAAAAGCAGCAGTTCGCGGCTTTCGTGCGCGACGTCCTCAAATGCTTAACCAATAGCTGTAATGTGTGTGGAGCACGGCGCGCAGCAGCGCGTCTCGAACAACAATGTCTGGGAATCCGAAATGAGCAGCAAAGTCGAACGAGATCGCGCAAATTTGTACTTTGTCGAAGATAACGCGATAGATCCATCTTGGCTGGACGATTACTGTGCATTCCTTCCTAAGGCGAAACACATCTGGGACAATCATGTCGACGAACTGGCAACCACGAATTACGGCGTCGAAAGTTCAACGATCAGGGCCATACGTTCCGGCGCAAGGGGATCAGTCCAAGGTCCGCTCGCCATCTATGACCGCTGGGCACAGACTGAACATTCCGGTTTGAAGGTGCCGGACTGGCAACCTGGCGGCCCCGCCCAACGCTCCGCACTGGCGCAAGCGCGTTTCCACGAGACGACTGCTTACTGGGCCAATTTGAGTGCCGCAGCTATGAACGCGCATCAAAGCCACTGGAGAGACATGACTATCGAGGACTTTGAAGACCAGCATATGAATCTGATCGCAAATATCAAGGTATCTTGGGACAATGAGGTGTCGGCAATCCACGGCCAAGGCACGGATGCGGCCAAAAGATTCAGCCTGTCGTTTGCGCACACTCGTAAGCTGGTAGCCTTGTTCGTTCGTTGGTCACGCGTCAAAGTGAAGCCGGGTTCCGCCATGGAGACGAAAATCAGGTCGTATGCTCATGTCCCGCTCGATAAGAAAAGCCTCGCAGTACTCGCCAAGACTTTTCGCGGGAGGGTTCCCATCGAAAGGATTTCCACGCACAAATACGCCATGGGTGACGTGAAGACACCGGAGGACTATGAGACATACCAGGAGATGGCTCGCCTCGTAGCAAGGATGGCGATAAAGAAAGGAGCGCCAGCCTATTCCAGTCCTATTCTCTTCGACGTGTTTGCTTGGCATCACCCGCGGGCACAGGCAGCATATGCGAAACCGGTGCGATAACGGACATCTCTGCTCATTCTAGTATCCGAAAGGTGGGCAAATCATTAGGCGCGCGTTGGAGAATACTGGTTCCCCTTGGGGAAGCGATATAAACCGAGTGTCGGCGCAGATTGCATCGCCCCTCGAACATCGACTCGTCGTCAGCAGGCGACTGCGCCTCGCTATGTCGCATTAATTATTTTGAGGCTCACTATGAAGCGTGTCTGGAAATGGTTCACGGAGGAATCATCCTCTCGCGGAATAACGATCATCTTGGTAATATTGAGCATGGCAGGCGGTATTTATTCATATTTCAAACCGCAAGCCGCAACGCCTACGAAAATCGTTCCGTCATCGGTGCCGCCCGCGCTTCCTGCGATGACTCAAAGTACCACCGGATCTAATAGCCCAATAATCACCAGCAATTCCGGTTCCGTGAGTTATTGGGCAGGCGTCCCTGCCGGTACATCGCCAAATGCCATGACGAAGCCGGCCGCCTCATCCCCCCGAAAACAATGAGGGAACCGTGAAGAAAGCCGTATCAAGAATGCTGTGTTTGCTAGTACTTGTATGCATCAACGCTTCTGGCGAACAGAATGCCAGCGTTATGCAGATCACGAATGGGGCGAACAGTCCCGTCATTACGCAAAATTCAGGCCCAATCTCCGTTACTTACGGATACGACTCAGTGGCGAGGCAGGGGCTGTCGAATATAGCCGCGAAGCTCGCGCAACACAATGATTCTATTTCAAACAGACTTCGCCAACTGATCGTGCAAGGCGATTTCGAGTCGGCGAGGATGGCCGCGGGACAGGCCATTGCCGATTCGAGTGTTTCGATTTCGCAAATAGCACTCCTTGAGTACGTTCAAGCAATACTGCTAATGACGGATCGGCGACTTGTCGAAGCCGAGGCCGCAATGCGTGCAGCGACGTCACTGCAACCAGCAAATTGCACTTACATGGGTTTCGAGGGTAATCTGTTGGTTCAACTTGACAGAATGGCGGAGGCCGCTTTTCTTGTCCAAGAGTTTAGGCCGGGGGTTGCTTCGTGCATGGAAATCGGGCGACCGTTCGATCGAGCGTTGCTGTTTCTAACTGTAGCAATGG